GACCAGAGCCACTTCCTTTTGTAACTAAAATATTATCTAAATACATTGGCTCGGCACTTGCAGCTGTACCATCTGATGCCATGCCTATTCTAAAATCTCTACTACCTGGCGATATAGTAATACCACCAGTTGCATTGGTATTGGCAGTTAAAGAAAGTATTTGACCATCTCTAAATAGTTTCATTTCTCCATTACTATTTCTTGCAACAGCAACATGATACCAAGTATTATTAGACCAAGTTAAAACATCACTTTGTAAATTTCCATACCAAGAACCATGACTACCTGAACTATTTGCAGACGCTAAAAATTTTAATTGTTCCCCAGAATTAATATAAAATGTCCAACCCGCATAATCAGTTTGAGTACCCCAACCACCTTGTGATATTAAAACTTTATTTGTACCACCATCAAAATTTGGAAAATTAACCCACATATCTATTTTAAATTCTCCAGTTCCAAAATGAAATGCACTATTATTTCCCATAGACAGATGTTGAGTTGAACCATCAAAATAAATAGATGTTGAACCTATTTTACCTCTGTTATTACTATGTGCTATACTTCCATTTCCAGTAATTGATAATGAATTTGTTGACAAATCTGTAAATGATGTGCTGCCATTTGCTTGGTCGCCTCTTAAATAAAAACTCGTACCAGTTGGTAAAGAAGCACCTGATACAAGAACTGAAGTTGAAACATATTCACTACTATTTCTTGGAGCATTAGTGTTTGACGCAATTCCAGTTCCATCTTGAAACACATCAACAAACATTGAGTTAGTATTGTAAGCACCTTTGTTTTCGTTAGATGCTTGTCTAATAGCTAAAGTAGAAATATCATTAACAATTTTATTATCGTCAAAAGATGTTGCGTGTTGTGATACTGCACTCTCTGGTATTCTAGCGTCTGCTATAGAACCAGTTAATTTATTTGCGTTTAAATCTGCTATTCTTGCGTCTGCAAATTGACCAGAAGTAATTTTACTTGCAGGAATATTTGGAATATCATCTGCTGTAAAACCACCTGTAATTATGTTTGCAAGATCTCTAGCTTTTGTCATAGGATTTTACCTATAATACTATCGTGTTAGCTTCTTCTTCAGTTAATGCTTCTCCTGCGATTAACTTTGCTTTAGCACTTTCTCTTGGGTCTACATAGTTATCCATTTCAGATTTTATTTCTGTCCAAGTTGGTGCTTCGCCATCAAACATTTCTGTTTTCATAGCATTGTATTCAGTTTCATTACTTGGTGGATTACCAGTATAACCTTGAAAGTTTTCTTTTTTAGAAACTATTGTATCAAATTTTGCCATTTTATTTTTCTCCTATATTAAAAGTCTAATTCTTGAATTGTTACTTCACCAGTAGTTTGATTTAATCTGTTATCATCACTACTGTTTGGACAAAATATACTTGCAGGTTTTGTTGCATTAGCATTACTATGCCAACCAATAGCCCAGTTTTTACTACCAGTAGATGAACTAGCATTAACTACAAAATGTCCACTCCAAGTCATCGTATTACTACTAACTGCATTGTAATCCCAACTCCAAGCATCAGTAGTTTTTGTGCCATCAAAAGTAAAATAAGTCATACTGCTACCAGATGCGTCTGTGAAAAATGGAAATCTATACTGAACAAGTAATTTAGTATTTGCTTTGACTTGAGTATGTGTACCACTCATTAAAGAAGTTTCACTACCAGAAGAATTTAAAGATACTCTTGTTGATTGTTTTGCATTAGTTAGTTGTAAAGTTTTACCTGCATCAGCAGTTACCCAACTAGGATTTGCACCAGAGCCACCAGTTTGAAGTAATTGACCACTTGTTCCTGCACCAAGTCTAGCGATTGCACTACCATTGTTATAGTAGATGTCGCCTTGTGCTGTACTTGAAATGTTTAGTAAGTCTGCGTCAGTTCCATTAGTACCTTTTGCAGACATTATATTCCAGTAAGCTGTTGCGTTGCCTACTGCTTGACCTGTACCTGCTTGAATACAAATGTATGAATTTCCATTGGCTGATACTACGTCATTTACAACATAAGCTGTTGAACCATTGTAAGCACCTTTCCAATTATATCGAATTGCTCCTAAATTTAATGTAGCCATGTTTAACCTTTATTGTTTTTTTTTATAATTATCTACGCACATTATTATATCGTGCATACCAATATGGTATTTGAGATACTAAATGTCATTCCAGATGCTCCAAAAATAACATCATCAAAACCTGCAAAATCAGATTCAGATAAGTTATCTGCTCCTTCGTTAGTTGTAGTTACTATTAATTGACCATCAGAATTAGTGTGAAATCCATATACTTCTGGAGAAGAAGCTTTTTGATAAGTAAGAGCATTACCTGCATTATTAACAACAAGAGCATGTCCTGCTGTTCCAATACTTGAAGGTGTGTCTGTTAAATCATTAATTGATATATTAGCTAATTCAAATGTTCCATAAGCAACTATATCTACAACATCACCTGCTGCTAAAGCTGATGCAAATACTATAGAATTTCCAGATGTTGCTGTAACGTCTGTTCCTAATATCTGCTTAACTCCATTTAAAAAAATATCTATAAACCCTGCATCGTATGCTAAAGTTTTACTTGAAGCTTCTGCATATCCTGTACCAGATGCACCAGATAAAGTTGTAGGTGTTCCAGTAATATTATAAATAAATCTAGCTGCTGTACCATTTACTGTTGAACCTGCAGCTGCCCAACCAGAAGATTTGTAAACTTTTAATTCGTTAGCTGTTGTGTCAAAATAAAGATCACCAACATTTAATGAACTACTTGGTGCTGAACTTGCAATTCTATAAACATCAGCAAAATTTTGTACTGCTGCTAAATTTGAAGAAACACTTGATACTGCTGCATGAGCATTTGCTAAATTTGTTAAATTAGTAATTCCTGCAAGTGTTGCCATATTTGTTACATTAGTAGATGTACCAAGTGTAGCCATTGCACTAACATTAGATGATGTACCTAATAGCCCCATATCTGTAACTACAGCACTTGTTCCAAGTAATCCCATTGCAGTTACATTTGCAGAGGTTGCTAATATATCCATGTCAGTTATTACTGCTGAAGTACCAAGTAATCCCATATCTGTAATAACACCAGAAACACCAAGTAATCCAATTTCTGTTGCTTTACCTGCTACTGCTGTTACTGAAGAATCTATACCACCTACAATATTAACATTCGCAATATTGTTTGCTACAACTTCTATTTCAGAGGTAGTTTCATTTAAGTCATCAGCTACAGTTTCTACTTCTGAAACTGCTTCTGCTAAATCATTTGCAACTGCAACTACTTTTGCAATATCTGCTGCTACTGCATTTACTGAACCTATGTTTGTTGCTACTAAATTTATATTAGTTGCATTTGAATGAACTCCAGATACAGCTGTTGAAATACTTGAAACATTTGAAACTGCAGAGGCTATTCCTGCAATAGTTTGTATATCAGTTATATCTTGAGCAAATTCTAATCCGTTACCAGAACTGTTTACTGATAATACTTTGTTTGCTGCAAGGTTTGGAAAAGTAATATTAAAAGTATTTGCTGTTGTTGCTGCAGCTCTAGGAGAAAATTTTAAATCTCTTTCTACTTGCTGGATCATAGCAATAATTTTATCTAATTCAGTATTTAACGAGTCAATTTGAAATGCACCAGAAGTTGGAAAGTCTGTAGATCTTGCTACAGCTAAATCTCTATAAATTGTAATAACATCATTAAGGGTAGCCCCTCCCCCTAATGTAATTGATCCACCACCAGAAACTGCTGCACCTGTTACTGAATATTGTGAAGCTGATGAAGGTGATGCATTGTATGATAATTGTGTACTACCATTAAATACTTTAATATCAGAAACAGTAAAAAATTCAAAAGGTACAGAAAAACTAGTCTGTCCAGATGTTGCAGTATATTGAACACGAGGTTCAGTATCAGAAATAGTAATAGCCATTTATTATTTTAATCCTTTTTGTATGTCGTCAAACAACCAATCAAGATACCATACATTCTGCCAAGGAATTAACCTACGCACATTTTTTGCTGTGTGATGGTTATACGTACCACCTGCAACATCATAGATAATATCAAAGATGTTATAAATTTGTCCACCTGATGGGCCAAGTATTGTTCCCATCTTCCATCGTGTTGATGAACCATAAGGTTTACCTGCACCTAGTAATGGAGAAATTCCAAATCTATTATCTGTTAAAGTTTCTATTGCTTTATTAACGTCACTATAAATTCCTGCTAAACCAGATCTATCAAAAGCATTTATTAATTTTTCTGATAAAGATAGTTTACCATAATCTCTGTTAAATCTATATTTGTGATACAAACCATCAATCATCATTCCAGATCCAAGTAACAACATAGAACCAAATAAAAAATCAGCATCACGTTCTTGCATACCTCTTAATAAAATTCTTTGAGAAGCTGCTGCTGCAAATTTTTTAAACTGAGCTATAGTTGATCCTAATTCTGTACTCATCCATAAAGCTGTGTCGCCTTTACCTGGAGTTACAATAGTAATATTAATATCTTTATTTAATGCTGCACCAAAAGCTTTTTTAGCTGCATCATCTGTCCATTCAGATGTACCTGCAATAAAGTTATGTTTTAGTTTTGTACCATGAGTTTCAAATTGTACTGCTATTCTTTTAGCCATTTGTTCATCAATACCAGAACTAGCTAATGCTGTTTTCCATTTATCAGATAAACCACCTTTACCCCATTTAATAGAGTCTTCTATTATTCTAGAACCAATAGTTACTGATGCCATAGACTTAGCCATTTCAGTCCATCTTGACATAAGGTTAATATACATAAAGTTAAACTGAGAAGTTTTACCCATTGCACTTTCCATCTTGTTTACAAAACCAAACATATCTGATGGCATATCTGCAAATAACATAGCTCTTTGGTTAGTAATTAGATCAACTGCTTCTCC